CAGTGAGTGCTGCGGTTGCGTTCTCAGTGACAACGCCTGTTGTCGTGAGCGTTGATGACGAGGTAAGTGCTGCAGTCGCGTTTTCGGTGACCACCGCTGTTGCAGTAATCGTCGAGGATGATGAGAGTGATGCAGTTGCAACCTTTGCGACTACTGCAGTCGCGGTAAGCGTCGAGGCTGACGTGAGAGTCGCAGTCGCGTTCTCGGTGACCACCGCTGTTGCGGCGAGTGACGATGAAGACGTAAGGGCTGCGGTTGCGTTCTCAGTGACAACGCCTGTTGTCGTGAGCGTTGATGACGAGGTAAGTGCTGCAGTCGCAACCTTCGTGACTATTGCTGTTGCGGTAATCGTCGAGGATGATGAGAGTGATGCAGTCGTGGGAGCGGAGGCAACTACCGACGCAGTGACGGAGCCGCTGCCTTCAATGTATGCATTTACGGTGGCGGACTTTTCAACCAACAAGCCATCGAAGTCAAAGATGTCGCCAACAGCCAAGTTGATTGGCATAGCGTTAGTCCACAAGTTTAGATTGATACCTGTGGTGCCTGTCTGGACTACGCCTGAAGCAGTGATTTGAGTCCAAACGCCGGTCGGGCAATTTACGATGGGTGCGGTCGGCGCGGAGTTCACTCCTGTCGTGGAACCGACCCAGTCCATGCCCAGTTTCATGTTGACGCTGGACTGCGAGGTCAACGTTGGGCGCACCCATACAGATGCTGTCAGTGTTTGATCAACAACGACAGTGCCTGCTGGGACGGCTGCTGTGCCATTGAGGGAGAAGCCGTGGTTCGCCACATTAGGTGCAGGAGCAACTGCAGTTGCGGCTGTGACCGTGGCTCGAATCGAATACGTACCGTACAGAGGTGACAGCGGACTTGCCTGGACAGAGACAGTTTCACCAGTAGGCGCACTTTGCCATGCCCAACCCGACGTTCCTGACTCACCCGAAGGATTTGTTGCATAGTTGGTACGCGAATCGTTGACCGACAGGAACTCGTTGATCGTCGCGTTGGCGTTTTTTGGAAGTCTAAGAGGTGAATGCAGTCGAACACTGTTGCCCTTGACGCCATACGGTCTGTTTGGCGTGCGTCTACTAATACTGGGCATGCTCTATGATCCCCTTATTAGTAGTTGGATTGGATAGCAGACGTCGATGAAATTAGTCGCGGAAGAGGAGTTTTCTGCGGAAAAACGTTAAACGAGATGGTGAACCCACCGTTCATTGGTACGTCCCAACCCCACGCCCTCCACAAATTTGCCCAGTCTCCATTCGGGGGGTAGGCGTCTGGGTTTAACGCCACTTGCTCTTGCATAAGTACGAGACCAAGACCAGAGTCGTACAGTACCAATGTGTTGTCACTGAGATAGTCACCATAGAGGCCGCCAGTGCCTTGACTGTTGCTTTGATAATCACCGGCACCGATGAAGATCATGTACAGGTCACTACCGGGCTGCGGGACGTTACCGAAGTTGAATGTGTCGCCGGTGTACTGTTCCCAGTAATACGGGTGATTGTTGCCGTGCGCTAATTTATCGGATTCGTCTTGTGTCACGGGGTACGAACCTGCGACAGTTCGTGTGAACGCACCGCCACCGTACCCGTCGAAGTTGTCCGTTGTTTCGGTACCCACAACAGTGTTGTTTCCGTAGTTGAAATTCATAGATTTTATGAGGGTTGTGTAACGGTCACTAGTGGCGGTAGATCCTTCTGTTACGTTCGTCGGTAAGTACTGCACAAGAGAACCAATATTTGTGTTTTGTAATACGAGATGAATGACGGTCACCATGCTTGGGGTTGGCCCTGACGCTGAGCCGGAAGCACCTACGCGATATGTGTAGGGGGGCTGTAAAGACTTCTTGATGCGAGTGGGATCTTCTGTGTAAAACCCGACAAAGTCCGGGAAGTATGACCTGTCGTCGTTGCTGTCTCCTGTTGCAACTCTTGCCTTGACACGCCACGCTCCTAACAAAGTCCCATCGCTTGCAAGGTGATATGCCTCTTGGCTTTGCGCTTGAACGTCCCCCCAAGGGTAAGGGTAGTTCGGATTGGATCCCTCGCCGTGTAGCGAAAGATCACCTGTCACCCACGTTGTTTTTCCGATGGTGCGTGGATCTGTGGGGCCGGGAAGGTAAGTGGCCGTTGTTGGATCCCATGTTGCAAACGACACGTACACAATCGAGATAATCGTGTCCCCCTGCTGTGGCGGGGTCGTGTAATCACTTGCGGTAAAAGACACACCAGAGAAACCCGGATGACGAGGGTCCGCTGTCTTGGCAGCAAAAGATCGAAACGAATTACCGTATGTGGTGTAGTAGCCGTAATTTGCAAAACTTTGTGCGCTCAACGTATTTGGGTCACCGCTTTGAGCAACAAACGGAGGCCCAAGGTTGTTGGCGTTAGCAGTGAGCGTTGATGATGAAGACAAAGTTGCGGGCGCGTAGGAGGTAGTAAGACCCGTCGAACTTAGCGTTGATGATGAAGACAGTGACGCGGTCGCGGCTTTTACTACAGCGCCTGTTGCGTTGAGCGTAGACGTTGATGTGAGGGTGGCGATTGTTGGTGGAACTTTTACCGCCGGTAAAACGAACGTTATGATTTGGACGGGGTTAAACCCTGCACGTCCTGCTTCTTGGCTTTGGAATCGGTGTTGGCTGTAGCCACTTGATGATGGTGTTACGTGCGCTCCGGATCGGGGCCAGTACACCTGCGACGTACTGTCGAGCCAGTACCCCGAGTACGACCATGAGTACGTTTGCAGTTGCCTACTGCTAACGCTGGAAACTCCGGGAGTAGAGGTCGTTGATGGTGCTGTTTGAGGGGCTGACGTATTTGAGTCTGAGTTAAGCGCGAGTGCGAACACAGCGCCACCGGTTGATGGCGTTGACGCATACTGGTCCTGAAGGCCGGATTTGTTACTTACCTGTCCGGGACTACCACCCGTCAGCGTTCCTAATTGAGCACCGTAATAACTGGTTGCTAAGATAGATCGGGCATTCGATGTTCCTGACGTGTCAACCCCAGACACAACGAAGGCTTGATAACTGTAGGCGATGGTTGTGTTTCCATTTGCGGGAATGTAAATCGAGATCGGCAGTGTGTAGGACGTATCACCACTGGCAAAGGTGCGGCTCAAAATAGCGCCAAGCATACCGTACGAGGTGAACGTTTTTCCCGGAGTGACCGCGTACCCTGTCCAGCCTGTGCTGGGGGTGAAGTTAGTCGCGAGGCTAGACGAGATTACGTTGGTACCGGGTGTGGGTACGGTGTCGAAACACACGCCATGATTGAGGTCTGCGGAAGCAGACAGCACAATGACAATGGTGTCGCCATTTGCGGGGGCCGATGATCCGGTACCGAAACTTGATATCGGAATGGTGATGTTATTGGGGTTTGCAGTTCCAGCGGTCGAGTTAACCGTTGCGGCAAATGTGCCTGATACTGAGAAGTTGCTTTTGACGGTTACTGTGCTTGGTCCGACACCTGCGCTTGCTACGTCCGAGTAGCGGCTAAGGATGGTGTCTGAGGCGGTGGCAATTTTGTACTTTGCCGAATCGCTGATGCTCAGCGAAAAGTCTTCAAAAACATCACGCTTGAACGTGTTTGTTGATGCCGTACTTGTTGTCAGTGTCAGTGCGGTGAAGTAGATGTTTGTCGTTGTTGTTCCTGCTGAGGTGGCAGCATTGCGCACACCGGGGTCCGCCATAGACAGTGTGTAATAGGTGTCTAGCGTGGACGTATGCGACACGGGCAATGTGTATGTAGGTAGACCTGTTGAGGCTGTGTACTGCCCTGTGAAAAGTGTTTTTGGCGTGTACGGATGAATAGAGTGAGATAGGTTACCGCCCGCAGGAATGATGTAGGGCGGTCCCGTCAGTGTTTGCCCAAATCCACCACGGAACACGTCAACAACAAAACCAGCGTTTTGCAATGCACCTGACGACGCGAAGCCAACGGTTGCAGCAGTCACGGTTTGGTTAGCAGGGACGGTACTGGTGTTGAATCCCGCTGTCATCTGATAGTTCGAGTACATCGTGGTGTAAATAGTCGGGCTTGACCCGTATGAGTAGTCTGCTGCCGTTAAACCTACGATCGAATTTCCAGAAGCACCCATGCCTCGGTTGTAGATAATGCTCGTCAGCGTGGAACCGCCGTCAGCCTGACCGCGTTGCTGCTGGCCCTGACCGGGACCACTACTTGTTGGGTTGATCGTGTAGGTAGCCACTATCTAGCACTCGCTGTTCGTATGGCGTCAGCGATGATGGTGTACGCCGTTCCTAGAGGGTCACCGTTGTGTGGAAAGTCAACGAAGTGCATGGGAAGGTCTAGGACGACTGGCTGGTCGTAGTACGTCGCTGACGACACTGTGTTGACCGTCAGCATCTCGTCTGTGGCCTCTACGCCACTTAGGGTCGCGACGACTGCACCATGTCGGAAGGTGTGCTCCCCCAGCGCGTTGAGCGCGTCTCTCATGTCTGTGTTGTCGCTCATGCCAACACCTTCGGTAGTACATGAAGCGCAAAAACTTCGCGCACGTCAATGGGAACAAAGTCCTCTTGAACGTCTGTGCGAGTGTTGTAGATAGCGATTCCGGGAACTGCCATAGGGTTCAGCGTTGAGATAGGCGTCGCGCTGTGCCGTCCCTGTGACACGGCGATTGCTAGATGATCGTCACTCAGTCGTGTTAGCCCACGGGTGAACCCGTCCAACGTGAGCGCCGTGGATGCTGTTGCAGATCCAATGTCCCAACGACATAGTCGTCCGTAGCCGGATTCTAGGAACCACACAACATCGCCGTCAATAAGAGGCGAATGGGGCATCAGTAAGTCTGACAAGACTGTCTCGTTGGTTTCTACGTCGAGCATGACACCAACCGGCTCGCGGTGACCGTTGTCTAGCGCTTTCCAACTGTGCTCTGTGTTTGAAAGCCCTAATGATGTCACGTACACGGGTTTCCCATTGCGGGCAGCCATCCCGTTTACACAGGAACGTTTATCAGGTACGCCAAGCGTTGACCCCGGAGCACACCAGACAGGAGTAGAACCCCACATGTTGTATGTGACAATTCCGTATTCAGGGTGTGTGGCATAGATTTCGTTCTTGTCGTTGATGTACAGGTCATGCACGTCACCGTCTAGCGCACGCAAAGTAGACACCATCTGACCATCAGGGTCCATGACAAGGATGGCGTGCTGAGTTCCGATAGCGGTAATGGTCCCGTTGTGCCACATTCCGTGTGTAGGCGGAAAGTAAACTTTTGTCCATGCGCCTAGCGAAAACTGTAACAATTGATCGCTAGGCGACGTGACAACAAAGGTCTTATCTGCAACAAGATCGGCAAAGATGCTCATCGGGTTTTCACCCGAACATCCATAGAGGGTGTGTCTTTCTCACAACCTCCGGTGCAAGATGCGCAGGCTAGGTCAAGACCTAAATCTTTGCGGACTTGGGTCGCAGAAATGTTCCCGATATTTTCAGGGGGCGTCAGTTGCTCAACGTGGTAACCCACGTCCCGACCGTAAACAACGTGCGTGATGTTAGGCATCCGTTGCACGAAACGGCCTTTGGGCATGTAACTCTTCACCTGATCAAAGGTGAGCGGATCTTTTTCTAGACCTGTTGTCGTCCTAACTCCGACAACGACGTTGCCGGTGCGCTGTTCAGCCTGCTGGTACAGCCACTCATGACCTTCATGCCACGGCTGGTAGCGACCTAGAACGAGGGCATGCGGAGCGCGCCAGTCAACAAGCGTTTCCACAGTGTGGAAGGTGAGGTCAACTTCTTCTTCCACCGTCAAACCGAACGGAATAACTACGTCATAGTAGTCGGGATCGGGATCCTCCCATACTCGGTTGGTGTCTTCAAACCGGCTAGACGAAATACGGTCAATCCAGATTGTTACGTCGGCCCGCCCGAACGCATTACGAGTAGCAGGAGTGGGGCACACAAAGTCAACGATGACGTTCACGCCCTGCGACGACAGGTATTGAGCAGCCCAACCCATGCGTCGAGCATGTTCGACTCTGTCTGATTCAGAGAATCCTAGATCGACATGAAGATTGTTTCTGATGTCATCGGCGTTCCACACCACACCGTTGATCCGTGGCGCAAGGGCATTAGCGAGGGAAGTTTTCCCCGCACCAGGTAGCCCTAACACCAAGATAATCATCTACATCCCCATCTAGTGCGAGTTCAGTCATTTAACAGTGCTTACGGGAGAACGACGGTCTGGCTGATTGTGAGCGCGTCACCGTTTGTCGTAACGGTTGCTGTGACACCCAACAAGGTGGAGAACACCAATACACCGGACGACACCGCATTCCAAACACCAAGTTTGGCAATCGTTACTGACGTTGATCCGGTGTACGTAAACGTCTTTGAGATTGTGTACGAGGATGCGCCTGCTGACCGCGTCGTAACGCTGGCTGCGACTCGGCCTAAGCCGTTGGCTGTTAGTTCTGTACCAATCGTCGTATCGGTAACGGCGGGTGCTGTCGTATCCGCACTAAGACCGAAATATATTGCTAGAGCAGAAGCACTTGCTCCTGAAATAGAACCTTGCGTACCGCCCACCATTTGAGCGGTCATAAAGTCACGCCCACCGTTAGTCAGCATATGTCGAGAATCCTTCTCTATGTGATGACAGTAAGCGCGTTACCGCGTCGCCCATGACACGAATGATGTCTGTGCATCGGTTTAGTACGTGTACGCGCATCTTTTAGCACCGCTCGAAGATCATGGTGGCGCGTGTGTTGAGCAGAGTGGAACTAGTGTTGGTGCCTGTCATGCGCAACGCAAGCATCTGATTTGCATCACAATCAATAGACGTACCCAATGGGAAGTCGTAAAGAACGGTGCCTCCGTAGGGAACGACAAAAGCAGACTCGACGACAGTTCCACCAGCCGGTTCTAATGTGTAGTTAGAGCCAGCGGTGAACATATTTGCGGCACTAGCAGTACCTGAAATCGTGCGCCCGTACTGTTGCACAACAGTCGGAGTCGTACCGGGCGTACCTGCAGTAAACGTGAGCGCTCCCGAAACTGCTCCTGTATTCGGCAATGACAACCCGAGTGTGTACGCAGGTGATGTTCCAGATACTGACGTTACAACGGCACCGGGATTGATATTCGTGCCGCTGACGTACATACCAACGGCAGGGGTGCCAGTAACGGACGTTGCGGTTGCTGCAGAGAAAGTTCCAATTGCTCCGGAGGAAGCGGTGGAACTTGCAGTTCCTGCAGAGAAGCGAACAATCTCGACAAGCACAGGGTAAGTGGAACCGCTGGTGTCGAACGAGTACCGAACCTTTTGAAGGTCAACACCCATCATGGCCGATGACGGAGCGATCACACTGAGAACGGTTTGAGGCGAGAATGTTCCTGTGGCAGTCGCGGTTCCAAAAGGAGTAACAGCCAAAACGCCTGACGGGTTATACGTCGTAATCGTCGTGCCTGCATTACTCAGGACAGTGAAAGTGCCGTTGTTCGCTGTACTTGCTGTCTGCCCTGCGACAGCAAACGTCCCACCTACAGGGAACAGGTACGACGAAAATCCCGCACTAGTGGTTGCCGTAAGGGTTTGAACCCCCGCTACAGGCGCAGTCTCTGCGCTCAGGTTAAAACTACTACCTGTAAAAGTGATAGCGCCTGAAACGGTTGCTGAGTTTACGGCGGACAAGTAAACGGTAGGGGTGGCAGCGGCACCCGTGACAGCAGTTACATACGTACCAGTCGGAATTCCTGTGCCGGACACGTACTGTCCCACAGCAACGGTGCCCGTAAGAGTGGTCGGCGCTATGATCGCTTGCCCAGCGGTGCCAGTTGAGCCTGTGGACGACGCAGACGCCACTGTCCCTGCTTGTGTAGCGCGGATCTGGGTAGGAGCCGACGATACCGAATATCCTGCCTTCGACATGTCCTACTCCTACGTCAAAATGTTCATGGTTACGTGCCCTACGTACACGGTACGGCGACGGTCGGTTGCTGTACGGGTATGCGGCGTGCGTTTACGGTAGGGACACGTTCTGAGTGATCGTTAACGTGTCACCGTTTGCAGACACGGTCGCAGCACTAGCAACGGCAGTTTCAAAAACCAGTACTCCCTGCCCGACTGTGCCGGATGTGAATACGCCGATCTTGTTGATGACCGTTGCGGAAGAGCCTGTATACGTGAATGTTTTGCTTAGTGCGTACGACGATGCGCCCGCATTTCGCGTAGATATGGTTCCCGCAGTCCGGCCTAGACCATTAGTCGTGATTTCACCGGTCAATGTCGTTGACAGAAGGGACGGTGCCGTGTTGTCGGTGGTTAAGGCGATATAGATAGCCAGAAGGGAGGTGCTTGCTCCGACAATTGATCCGTATGCTCCGCCAATAATTTGTGAAGTGAGAAAATCTCGACCATTGTTCGTCAACATGTTGGTGACCTTTCTTAAGCGTTGACACCCACGATAGGAGCAGGTGACACGGCGTAGTGAGCACACAGAGCGTCCTGCAAATTTACGTCGGAGCAAGCGATCCATGTGGGTGCATCCGCGTATGACACACTCACCCAGGCACCGTTAAAAACATCGGTGAACGCTGTCAGCATTTCAGTCAAAGGTGCAGAGTCATCAAAGTTTGAGTACGTAATGACTTCCGTCTGACCTTCAGAAAGGACGACATCCTTGGGCGCGGGATTTCCGAATTGAGCAACGATAGGCATGTTAGACCTAGGCGAGCGCAGACGTAATCGCGCCCGAAGCAAACGACAGAGTGTCGCCTGCAGCCGTGCTCTTGGACGTGAAAGATGTGGTGTACTCAAGACGGACTGGAGTCGTGGTGTTTGAATCCCAAATTTCAATACCCACGATGGTTGCAACAGGCATGTTGGTCTGCTGAACAATTGCATTCGTTGCTTGGGAACCAGCGCTGGCCGCTGCCCAGTTGGTACCAATAGAGATGCCACCAGTTGCAGGGGTCGCAGCCTGCGACACGTAACTACCACCCGTGCCCAATTCCGTACCAGTTGCCGTGGCGCTTCCCTGAACTGTCATGAGGCGAATTTTGTTGGGCGCGGTAATGGTGACACCGCCTACCGTTACTGTGCCGGTCGTGAGGTGAAGAACACCGCTTAGGATGGCGTTAGCCGTTGTTTGGTGAAGAGCCATGAGAAGAACTACCTTTCTGGGGTTTTAGATGAGGTTGGCGCAATCAGCGGGATCACCGGCTGCGGGGCATCCGGTTTCCGCGCAACACGTAAAATGACGTTGCTGAAGGGTGGTGTCGCTGATTTCAGCAATGATGCGCGCCCGCTCATCTGATGCTAGATCGCTACGATCAAGTACGGCTGAAATATGTGCCTGATTAATTTCTAGTCCAAATGTTCCATGTACGTGGCGCGGCAAGTCGTCAATAACCCCGCACACATCGCAGATGCGTAGCATAGTGATCCTCCGAAGATCTTGGATTTGTTTTAGTAGAGGCGCTTCAATCGAAGTGTGACTGTTAGATCTGTGGCTGTACCGTTCAAACCGGGGGAAATTATGTCCACGGTTAGATAGTCGTTGGCCGAAAAACTTGTCGTAGCCAGGTTGGCATTTGCCGCCACGCTGAACGTATTCACAGGGATTACCGGCTTCGTTGTGTAGATCGACGTGCCGTTCTTCTTCACGTCGAGGGTGACGGCACCTGATGTAGAGACTGCGCCCAACGAAAAGCGAATGCTCTGAAGTGTGTACGGGTTTTCAAGGTAAAGACGCCCCGTGCCGGTAAACGTACCCAAGGGGCCGAGGTACGAAAACGTGTACGGCTCAATCTGATCGGGACGTGTAGGTGATGCAACGTTTCCGGTGGTGACCGTGGTCCCTTGCGGCCCGTTGGAGTTGACGGTAATTACTGTGGTCATAGAGGTGCTTCCGTTCCACTAAACGCGGTCATCACGGTGAACCCTGACTGAGCGGTTCCCTTGAGAAGTGGCGGCGCAATCGAGTACGTGGTGGTCGTTCCGCCCTGTGACAACGTGTTCGTGTTTGACGTGTAGACGCGACCCTTGATGTATGGCAACACGTCGGTGGTGTCCGTAACCGAGGTGAGGTCGAGTTCCCATGTTGCAATTGGTGGTAGTTGCCTGGTTTGAGTTGGTGTGAGGGTAAAAACCACCTGATTGGTGACTGAGTTGGTGGAGTTCACAGTCAGTGTCAGCAGGTTGGTGTTACTTCCCACGTAGGACTTGATAGTCGCTGCAATCGTGTAGAGCGTGATATCAAAATCAAAGTCAAACGTGATTGAGAATGCGTGACCGGCGATGATGACAAGATCGTAGGTGGCCGTGGTTTCGGGCACCGAATCTGCGCCATAGGTTGGGATAGGCAGGTAGACACGCTTCGGCTGCGAGTAATCCTCGATTTCTTGGTGCCTGTAAATGGGCACGTATTTGTTTGTCATACGGGACACCCGGCGCATGGTGAAGATCTCGACCTTGTACATGCCAATGCCGAGAGCCTCACACAACAACTGATAGTGCATGAGTCGTTCTTGCGCTCGTTCGGAAAGTTGGCGGTAGCGTTCTGATCGTGGGATGGATACGCCGTCTGGCGCTTGAATATCGATGTCAAATGCGCTGTCTGTCGCAAGAGCCTGCAGTGCGACAGACGTGGCAAGAACGGACAGCGGATAAACCTCAACCTCGGGCATGTTCTCAAGGGACATACTTCCGCCGAACGTATCCACCTGATGGTAGAGATGCTGGCTGGCTGCGTCGCCTACCATCTGTGACAGGTCGGTGTAGGTGAAATAACGGTACGCCGTGCCGCTTACTTTGATGGTTGCATTCAACGCTGGTGCAGTGGTGAAGATCAGCACGCCTGTGCGCTCTTCAACGCCGACTGCAGCCGATGCGACTGCGACACCGTTGACGGTGACGGCCATCGTCGTGCCATCGACAGGGTAATCCTGCAGTTGGAATCGAGTGCTCGTACCGTCGCCAGTAAGCGAGGCGACGAAAGACTGGCCTTGGTCAGCCAGTTCTAGTCGAACTCGGTCAACAATGTCTGAGACGGTTGCCACATTTCCTCCGCGCTGGCTTATCTCTCCCTATGCTCCAAGGAGAGTGGGTTCACGTCAGCGTGAACGGGAACAGAAGAGGCCCGCGTTCGCCGGGAGGGCGGGCAGCGAACGCGGGCCGGTATCTGCGGGTACGCGGCTTAGAAGCCGAAGACGTAACCCTTGTCCTTAAGGTGCTCTGCTACCGCACGAGGCACCTTGTACTTCTTGCCCGCAACAAACGTGTAGTAATTTCCAGCGCCGAATGTCATCTGTTCGAGATCCTCAAGGACCTGTACGACAACGAAATCATCGGCCAAACTAACGCCGACCGATTCGATGTCGTCAATGACAGTAGGTGCGCTTGGTGATTCGCTGTAGTCGATGACTTCCTTGGACTCGCGTTCGATCTGAGACGCGGTAGCGATACTCATCTCTTCAGCGCGCAGTGCAAGTTCGTCAGCGTTTTCCTTGATGAGGCGTTCGCGTTCGCGACCAGTGAAGTCGGTCGGCCTAGTCTTAGTTGCCACGATGTATTTCTCCTAATGAGTGTGTTGTGTTTGTCGAGGTGTGTAAGGGGCCGGAATAAATCCGGCCCCTCATCACAATTCAGTAATTAGTTGGTCTCACCGATGATTACGGCTTGGTCCGTAATAAGGCCGAGACCCCAGATCGAGTACCACGCGAGGGCATGTTCGCGACCGAAATCGAGAATTCCGCCGTCACGAAGTTCAACCGGAAGGCTGATCGCGTGACCAAAAGCGTTGTCACCAATGAAGATTGACTGGTAAACGTTCGACGCTGGCTGCTTAATCTGAGTGGTCTCAATGAACACACAGTCGTAAAGACGACCGATCTCACCCATCATGAAGTTACCCGGAGCGGCGTACTTCGTGACCTCGATGAACTCGGCGGTGTCACGGAGTTTACGGCTCTGGTGCGGGTGAATGAACGACACGTAGGTCTCACCCAACCGAGGAACGTTCTTGGTTGCGAGGGTCTCGATAGCGTCCTTCACCAAGGCGGGGGTGAACTGGTGATCCGACAAACCACCGCGTGACGTGGCGGCGGTACCAGTGTTGTAGAAACCGTTTGCGTTGGTGTAAACGCCACCACCGGTGTAACCGTAAAGGACGGATGACGCGGTGAGCAGGGTGTCGCGAGCCTGACCATCAAGGTACAGGGCCATGTTGCGACCGAGAAGGCGTGAGGCTGAGGCCATCACGTCATCGAACGATGCGTTCAGGAGCAACTCGGATACGGCAATGGCGTAGCCATGCTCAGATACGGTGATCGAGAACTGCGATGCGGTGAGAGCGTTGGTGGTCATGCGAACACCTTCAGTGAGCGGAGCCGCTGCACCAAGGTTGTTGTAACGCATGAAGTTGATCTGGAGGCCAGGGGCCACACCAAGTTCGGTCTTCTTTACAGCGAACTGCTCGAAGCGGAGGATCGGCATGGACTGGAAAAGGATTTCCTTCGACCAGATAGTTTGGATCGACTGCGTCAACTGTGAGTTAGCGCCGGAATAAGCGGTGGGGGAACCAGCAAGTGAGCCGGTTCCGGTGATGGAGGCAGCCATCTAATTCGTCTCCTAAACGAGTACGGGTAAGGGGTGGGTAAATCTGTTATCCGAACAAACCCTGGTTACGGTTTGCGGACGCTTGGCCCAGCAACTTGCTGCGGTGCTTCACGTACTCGTTGAACGGCATGCTGGCAATCTGCTCAGCAGAGAACGACTGGTTATCCGAATTGGTGTCCAAAGGTCCGGCTGCAGGAGCAGTAACACGCGCTCCTGACATATCTCGGCGAGCAGCCTGCATGGCCTGCTGCGCTGAATCTAGGATGCGTGATGAACGCTCACGCAGTCCGGCGATACTGGCCTCGATTTCATCGGGGTTAGATCCGGTGACGAGGTCGAGTAACTCGGGGATGATGTTGTCGCGCTCTTCGTCGAGGCGCGCCATACGGTATTCACTTACTTCTTGGAACTGACGCTCACGGTCGAGTAGGGCTAGAGCGTTCTCACGTTCTGAGCGTTCTTGATCGAGGCGCTCGGTCCATTCGCGTTCCTTCTGTTCAAGCAGGGAGCGAACGTCCATTTCTTCTTCGGCTTTACGACGCGCTTGATCTTCAGCGTCTTTACGGGCCGTTTCTTCTAGTGCAATCCGCTCGTCACGTTCCTTCTCAAGGCGATCTAACTTCTCCTTGAGCGTTTCGATCTGCGGGTATAACTTGCCCTTTTCCTGCTCACGTACGCGGGCGAGGTCGTCCTCGGTGTAGAACTTCTGCGAGGTGACTGTCTGTGCGACCGGGGGCGCTGCGGTCGTGGTGAACGATGGGTTGGTCGTATCCGCGCCAACGATGATTCCGTTGTTGGTTGCGCTGATGACGTTTGCTGCAGCGTCGGTCAAGCCTGCATCAAATGATGCTTGGGCCACTGTTTCTGACATAGCCGAATCCTTGTGGGTGAGAGTGGTCGTCGTCCTAGTGCGCGTTTACACAGTGTGTAAGCGTGCGTGTCCCGTATTGACCTGCGAGTTGTTATGTCTCTAGCAAAGCGAGACGGTTGTGGTACGTCTCGCTAAACCTTTATTCGTTTTCGCGCTCGTTGTTGTCTGGGTCACGTCGCTGCGGCAATTTGGTTCCGTAGGCGGCGGTTACGAGTTGTTCGCGCAGTCCTGCTTCTTCTTGCATTTCCATCAGTGCCGCGTTGTCGATGGCTGGTTCGCCTTCGGTTCCGGGTAGCGGATTACCTTCAGCGTCAATGTCTGGTGGTACCGGCATCGCTGAACCATCGGGTCCCGGCATCATGCCGGTGAGGTCAGAGATTTCTTTGACGATCTGCGTTTTGAGTAGGTTGAGTGCTCCGTCGCTGAGAGCGTCGTCCATGAGTTCTTGGCGAATTTCTGCGAGTTTTTCGTCGGGGAATTCTTCGCCCAAGGCTCGCAGTGCGCCTTCTTTACTTTCAAGGCCGAGGGACATCTTGGCTTGAATCTCATTGAGGACGATCAACTTGTCCAGCGGGAGCGGTGGTGGGAAGTGCGCGAGACTGCGGTAGGTGATTGGGTCGTTCGGGTCAAGGACCTGCAACTGGTTTGGCTTGAGCGGAACATCTGTGTCAGGGTTCCACGCGGCTGCCTGCGGTTCTTTAATCAACAGTTGCTTGATAACGAGAGCATTGATGCGCTCTAAGCCTTCGCCGTACTGGATGATCTTCTGTTGCCACTTGTTCATCAATGGCTGGAACTGGATGGAGAGCGCGACACCGGACGTGTTGGAGATGGGTTGCATTTGGCCGAGCGCGGTTTCAGGGACGCCGACCATTTCGTGCATGGATCGCTTAATCATTTCGAGGTACTGCAGTGCGCCCTGGAGTCCGGATCCCCCGCCCTCAAGGTTGAAAACTTGGGCGTCCTTTGGCAAACCGCCCCATACCTTGTTGGCACCCTTTTCGAGGTTGTTAATTTTCGCGCCAACGACAACCGTTACCGGAGCGGCGTGATAGTTAACAATGTCCGCGACATCAGTGGCTACCTCGTTGTAGGTGCGGTTCAGCGAGATGATGTCCATGCAGTCCGGTAAGCCCCACGGTGATCCTGATACACGTAGGTTTGGAATATGTACGACGGGGATGACACCCATTGGATTGGGGCGAGAATCAATTAACTCGTCGTTGATGTACTCCTCGACCCTGTCGTCGGTGAGGAGTTCGGTGTAGGTGAAGACTTGGCGTGTTCCCTCTAAACTCGTGCCCCAAAATCTATATTTCAATTTGAAGCGAATGAGTCGAGTTCGGTCGTGAGGGTGAAACTCGGGGAAACAGAAGGACGCATTCAAGGGCAGGATGCGCACGCGACCCGGATGCGCCTGACCTGATGGGTCTACGTAGGGATCTTCGTATGCGACCTTGACAAAGCAGTCACCGGATACGCCGCCCTGCTGTCCCATTTCCCAGAGGACCTCGTGCTTGTCGTTGTCCACTTCCCACACGCGCTTGAGAAGGTCAGGGACGATTGCTTCAGTCTCTTTGGGTGAGCGGAATTGAACGCCACGACCGAACGTGAAGTTGGAAATGTAATCGGTAAAGGCGCGGTAATAGTTGAAGACGGACTGGGTCTCCCCTGTCTCACGTCTAAATGCCCAATGGTGCCCAAGGTACATGGCCCAGTTCAGTGAGTACCGGTTCAGTCGAGGGCCGTGTACTTCAAACTCTTCATCAGCAAGTTCTACAAGACCTAGCGGGCTGATCGAAACCGTAAGGTCCGACGAGGCAGCACGATAACTAGGGGGCGTAAAGTCGATGGACAATCCGCTCTCACCTACTTGCCGGAATAGTTATCACTTCTTGCGGTCCTTATGTGGATGCTCGACGTCCCTTTTCGCCTTCTCCTTGAACCTAGGGTCAACTTGCTTCTGTGACTCGACGAACTTGCCGCCAAGTTGCACGTAATGTGAGTGGACCCAGTGACTCGCTGCTGGGGACGGGTAAATGCGGTAGCGCGTTTTGGCTTGTGCAACCAGCATGTTCCACATTTTCTGGTTGGCCGGAATTTGTGCCATCACGTCACCGCCTTATATGAGCAGGGTTTAACTACACCCGGCTGCCGGGGTAGCGGGCGGCAGCCGGGTGTAGATTGCGAAATTAGTCAGTGACAGAGGCGGGGTTCAGGCGCGCATAGCGGGCACCCGAACGGATCGCTTCTTCGTAACGAATATCCGCGTAATCTGCAAATGAACCCTGCGCGAACTCGCCAAGGTAGGTGGGTGCTTCGACCCACGCAGCGGAGCCGAGGTGAGCACGCTCGGCCATCGTCTCCTCTGGCAACTTTTCGTACACATTCATGTTGTGGTTGCTGCGACCGGGAGGCGTCAGGTAACCCTGCATCGCACCCTTGGTGAACTCGTTAGGCACATCGGTATCGGTACCGATGCCTTCCTGAAAACGCAGTGGTCCGCGCTCTCCGGGGATAGCAGCAACAACCTTGCGCTCGTACATGTTGCCCGGATCTTCAGGGAACTGCGGTGCTGGGGCGATATTGGGAACGGCCATGCCGTGTCTCCTTAAACTTCAGGTGTGAGGAACCTCGTTCCTGAGTTTGCGCTAGTGACGATGAATAGTCAGCGTTAACTACAAACCGTTTCTTCGACGTTCCGCGTCTCGACGTGCTTTATCTTTAGCAACTTGGGCTGGATCAGGTTCTTTATGCGCAAGAGACTTACGCGCATCACCATTGCGGTTAAAGCGATAGGCAGTGACGACTCGATCTTCGGGCTTCGCCGTGACGACTTTTCGCATCCAACCCGGTGTTGCATTCGAGGGCATCAAAAAGACTGTCTTTGCAGACGTATCAGGGTGGGGCATGGATACGCCCCTGCGCAGTGTCTCTTGAATTTGCATCGGATTTAGACGTTCGCGGTCGCCTTGCGAACCTTGCGCAGCGCGTTGAGCACCATGATCGGTGTACTCAAACTCACTGTTGCGTGAGGGACGATCTGTCATACAACAAGGGTGCCGACAGGGACGTTGTTCGTCCGGCTTAACGCGAGTACAGCATGTTGTTGGACACTTCGACCGTGGGCATAACGAGGTCCTTGGTCAGGCTGCACGCGATGGCGAGAGAGTCCACGTAGTCGTCATGCGCGTGTGCTTCATCTGGAGCGCGCACGAGCATATTCGGCCCCTGGAATATCTTCTCAGCATCTATCATCTGCTGATAAAAGCGCTTAAAGGTTCGTAATCTGCGCGTTTTTGCATGAGCCGGCCATCCCAACATGCGTCGTTGCAACAGTGCCTGCATGTGCTTCCAGCGTTGTGACTGCTCACTAGAGTTGGATCCCACGGGGATGACTTCGGCTCGTGGGATGAGCAGTTTTAGTCGTTGGGCTACTGCGTCTCCTACTCCGTTGGCATCTACGCCTACGGCTAGGACGTCGTAACTGGCGAGAAAATTTACGATCTGGAAGTACTGTTCCTCCCAGTCGTCGCCCTGAATTTCTAGCCAATTAAGGATGCGGTGGTCGAAGTACCCGAACTCGTCAGGGCGGTCCCAGTCAACCCATACGACAGTGACAACGGTGGAGTCCATTTTTCGTGCCGGGTCGATGCCCACGACGACGGGAGTGTTATGCCACTGCTTCACGACTTCTTGTGACGTGTCACCGAGGTCCTCCATCATCGAGGCTGTAACGAACATGCCTCGTTCGAGGAGCCATTTACAGGCGTAGGACATTTGGAACTCGTCGGAGTCCTCGCCAATGCGCAGCATTTCGCGCCGGATGAAGGTTCCGTAGTTGGGGTTAATTTTTGCAACGTCACGCCAGTCCCATTGGAAGTGGTTCTGCTTAGCGTTACGAGCGGTCTGGCGTCGCTTGTTAAGTTGAATGGATTTGTAGAAATTATTCTTTGTGTTCGTGGGAGTGCCTGTTTTTACTTTTGTCGCGTTGTAATAAGCACCCATAGGCATGATGGACTTGTTAACCACGAAATCGTCCGCGTCCTGGCATTCATCCACGATCAGCAGATGAAATGACTTGGACTCGATTTTTGCGCGAGGGTTGGCCGTCATCATCATGAGCGTGCTGCCGGAATTCTTTAACTTGACTCCTTTGGTGATACCGGGAGTTCGTGCGGTCACGTCATCAATTTCAGGGTCGCCCAGTACTTGTAGAGCGTGTTCGCTGGTGAGGCGAGAGACTGTTCGCCCGTACAGGGTTTCTACCTGAGATTCCACGGGGGCAAACATTCCGACCCAGAAGCCATCTTTAAATTTGCCCAAGAGTTCTGGGTAGAGTCGCGCTAGGCGAGGTAACAGAACCATGAGAACGGCTACAACGTCCGCGACTGTTTCTGACTTACCTGACTGACGGGACGCAAGCGCGGTTACTTCCTCACCGTCGTTGATGATCACCGACTCGATGACGCGCCGCGCTAGGGGCTTTTGGTACTCGTGAAGATCGTGTCCGACGAGGACAACGAGGAACTGCATGATCTTGGTGACAAGTTGCGCAACAAACTCTTTAGACAGTTCGTCCATCTTGTCTTCGACGGCGTCGTACTCGTCGATGAGCCGTTCATCGTCCTCATCGAGGGCTTCAAATTGATCCGTTGTTGTCGTCATGATGATCTCAGACTTACGGCAATCCGATCACCTGTCAGGACAAACGTAAGCCCCCCGGTGGTGAGTCGGAGGGCTTACGTATCTCACGGGATGAGAAACCTATGGTACCTACTTGGCAATTGCCTTGTACACGGCGCTGTGGGGTACGCCCCATTCGCGGGCAACTGTTACGGGGCTGGCTCCTAGAGCGATTTGAATCTTCCAATGGTCGTTGCGTACTTCCATCGGTGATACGCGCTGTTGGTCAAAGCACCATGCGTCGCAGTAGATGGAGTTGCGGAGCGCAGTTTTCTTGTCGCTCACTGCGATCTGTCGCAAGCACGACGAGCAACGAATGGCGACGAGGTCGCTCACCCTGCGGTCCCGTTGTCGATCTGTGCCAGAGCGTTGATGATCGCTCGTAGTTCGACGCCACTCGACGGGATCCAGTAGCCGCGCCCGTACTCGCTGAGGCTAGGTATGTAGTCGCGTAGTTCGACGACCTGTGCTCCGGAGATGTGGAGCGTTCGTATGTGGATGTCTACATCGGGTGCTTTGCCGATCACGGCAACCAGGTGCGGTTCGACTGGACTTTGATTCTTCTCTAACGAGTTCATGTGCTCCCCTTAGTGCGTTTTTGTTCGCGTCATGTTGACCACATGTTGTAGTTACATCAAGACGTGGCCCCATCCTGACTCAGTATGCACACTAAGTCAAAGAACCCACGTATACATCCGTTATATAACGGATGTACCCGCTGTGTGACTTGCGGAAACGCTCCGTCGTTTCAGAGCGTTTCACATTTGGGTCTTGTTGTTACAGAGTCTGATCTTGTTAAACGACCTTGTCAAGGCGTGTGTGTGCGTGAGAGAGAGAGAGAGAGAGA